AAGTAAACGCAAAGCTGGAAGACCAAAGAAGTCTGAGCTTAAAGAAATTAAGGAAAGTAGATCAGTTGGTCGTCCCAAAGGTGAAGCTGCTATTATCAATGAGTACAAGCTACGTATGCTTAACTCACCTAAAAGCGCTAAGGTCTTAGAGGCTATATACGATGCTGCTCTAAATGATGAACATAAGAACCAAGCTGCTGCATGGAAACTGATTGTCGATAGGATTGTTCCTGTCTCAGCCTTTGAAGCTAATAAGCAAGCTGGTGGTGGCATGCCTCAGATCAGTATCAACATCACGGGTTTGTCTACACCTAGTGTGTCTACCTCAGACGATGAGGTGATTGATGTCTGAACTTAACTTTGCACTGCTCAAGTGGCAACAGACTGTCTTTAAAGATGACCATCGCTTTAAAGTGGTAGCTGCTGGTCGCCGTTGTGGTAAGTCCAGATTGTCTGCTGTAACGCTGCTTATTGAGGCTTTAAACTGTCCTGAAGGCTCAGCGGTGATGTACATCGCTCCTACCCTTGGACAGGCTCGTACGATCATCTGGGACTTGCTGCATGACTTAGGTCGTCCAGTCATCAAGTCCTCACACATTAATAACTTAGAGATAACACTGGTTAATGGAAGGAAGATTCTTGTTCGAGGTGCTGATAACCCTGATAGTCTTCGTGGTGTGTCCCTTACTTACGTGGTACTGGACGAATGTGCTTTTATTAAGCAAGAGATTTGGGAAAAGGTTATTCGAGCTTCTTTGTCTGACAAAAAAGGTAGAGCCTTGTTTATCTCCACTCCAAGTGGACGTAACTGGTTCTATGACATCTACAAGTTCGGTCAAGAAGACAAAGAAGGTATCGTAGATGAAGAGTGGAAGTCATGGCACTACACCACTCAGGACAACGAGACTATTGATCCTAAAGAAGTAGAGGCTGCTAAGCGTACCTTGAGTAGCTTTGCATTCAAGCAAGAATACTTATCCAGCTTTGACAATGCAGGTTCTGACCTGTTCAAAGAGGATTGGTTCAAGCTTGCTAAAGAACCTCAGTATGGACAGTACGTAGTAGCTATCGACTTAGCTGGCTTTGAAGAGGTAGGCAAGAATGCAGGTGCTGCTAAGAAGCGTCTGGATGAATCTGCCATTGCCATTGTAAAGCTAGAGGATAACGGTAACTGGTGGGTACACAAGATTGTTCATGGACGTTGGGACATTAGAGAAACCTGTGTACACATCTTAAAGAGTATCCGTGACTACAAGCCTATCGCTGTAGGCATTGAACGTGGTGCTCTGAAGAATGCCGTACTACCTTACCTTAATGACTTGATGCGTAAGAACAACATCTACGCACACATCCAAGACTTAACTCATGGTAACAAGAAGAAGACAGACAGGGTTGTATGGTCGCTCCAAGGGCGCATGGAACACGGTAGAGTCTCCTTCAACATCGAGGAAGAGTGGGGTGAATTTAAAGATCAGATGATCATGTTCCCTACAGCAGGCGTACATGATGACTTGATTGATGCTCTTTCGTACGTAGATCAATTGGCTGTATCTAACTACCAGCAAGACTACGAAAATGATGATTACGAAGTTTTAGACCCTATTGCAGGATACTAAAGGAAAACAATGTCTGAAGAAAACTATAACGACAGTGCGTTTGAAGAACCCACAGAGAGTGAGAAAGAACTTACCTCTTGGGTTACCGAACACATTACACGGTGGCGTGACTACCGTGATGGTAACTACATGGATTTATGGCTTGAGTATGAGCGTATCTTCCGTGGCGTGTGGGACACACAAGACAAGACCCGTGAATCAGAGCGTAGCCGTATCATCTCCCCTGCTACTCAGCAGGCTGTAGAGACTCGTCACGCTGAGATCATCGAGGCTATCTTTGGTCAAGGTGAGTTCTTTGACATTGAAGATGACCTGATGGACGTTAACGGTAACCCCTTGGACGTTGAGCAGTTAAAAGCTCAGTTGATGGAAGACTTTAAACGAGACAAGATTAAGAAAGCTATTGACCAAATTGAGTTGATGGCTGAAATCTACGGTACAGGTATCGGTGAGATCATCGTCAAAGCTGAAAAGCAGTACGCTCCAGCTACTCAAGCCATTCCCGGTATTGCCAACGCAGCCGCTATCGGTGTTGAAGAGACTGAGCGTGTAGCGGTCAAGATCAAACCTGTTAACCCTAAGAACTTCCTGATCGATCCTAACGCAGATTCTATCGAAGATGCTATGGGTGTGGCTATTGAGAAATATGTCTCCTTGCACAAAGTTGTAGAAGGCATCGAATCAGGCATCTATAAGAAGGTCAACATTGGTACAACCTTTGACGATTCTAACTTAGAGCCTACTCAAGACATCACACAGTACCAAGATGACAAGGTTAAGCTGGTAACTTACTACGGTTTAGTTCCTCAAGAGTACTTGGATGAAGCTGAAGGTGAAGAGTACGAGGAAATCTTCCCTGAAGGCTCTCAAGCTGACGACTACTGCAACATGGTGGAAGCCATTGTGGTTATCGCCAACGATGGTATCTTGCTCAAAGCTGAAGCTAACCCCTACATGATGAAGGATCGTCCTGTTATCGCCTACCAAGACGATACAGTTCCCGGTCGTTTCTGGGGTCGTGGCACGGTAGAGAAAGCATATAACATGCAGAAGGCCATTGATGGTCAACTGCGTGCTCATATGGACTCCTTAGCCCTCACTACAGCACCTATGATCGCTATGGATGCTACCCGTTTACCTCGTGGCGCTAAGTTCGAGATTAAACCCGGAAAAGCTATCCTGACTAACGGCTCTCCAAGTGAGATTTTATACCCCTTCAAGTTCGGTCAAACTGACGGTAATGCCGCAGCAGCAGCTCAGAACTTTGAACGTATGCTCTTACAGGCTACAGGTACTGTTGACAGTGCTGGTATGCCCTCTAATGTGCCTCGTGACGCTACCGCTGGTGGTATGTCTATGGCGATGGCTGGAATTATCAAGAAGTACAAGCGTACTCTGACTAACTTCCAAGAAGATTTCATGATGCCTTTCATCTATAAAGCTGCTTATCGCTATATGCAGTTTGATAGTGAGCGTTACCCTACTGTGGATATGAATTTCATCCCTACAGCTACCTTGGGTATCTTGGCACGAGAGTTTGAACAGCAGCAGTTGATTGGTTTGCTCCAGACATTGGGGCCAAATACACCAGTCTTACCTCTGATCCTCAAAGGAATCTTGCAGAATAGCTCCTTGACTAACCGTGGTGAGTTAATTGCTACCTTAGATCAGATGAGCCAGCCTGATCCACAAGCTCAGCAAGCGCAAATGCAGCAGCAACAAATGCAAATGCAGTTGTTACAGGCTCAGATTGCAGATTTGCAGGCTAAGACACAGAAATCTCAAGCAGATGCTCAGAAAGCCACAGTTGAAGCTCAAGTTACCCCTCAATTAGCTCAGGCTAAGGTGGTAGCTGCCTTGTCCACTAACTTGGATGAGGACGGTGAAGCTAAGGACTTTGAACGACGTGTGAAGATGACTGAATTGATGCTCAAACAAGAGGATATTCAGAGCAACGAACGCATTGCACAGTTCCAAATGGCTGCAAAGGCTCAAAAAGCTTAAACATTAACAACTAAAGGAACAACCGTAGTGGCTCCTAATCAAACAGAAAAAGAAAAGCGTAAAGAGTACGATAAACGGTACTATGAAAAGAATAAAGAAAAATGCAAAGAACGGACTAAAAATCACCCTTCATGTGTAGCTGCTCGTGAAAAATATCGCAGTAAACCAGAAGTAAAAGTCAAAATGAGAAATCAAAGACTTTTACGAAACTATGGCATAACAAACGAAGATTATGCAGAAATGCTTGAAGAACAGCATTTTTGTTGTGCAGGTTGTGGCTTACATCAAAACCAAATTGATAAAAAGCTAAATGTAGACCACAATCATGATACAGGTGAAGTCAGAGGCCTTCTTTGTGGTTCTTGTAATAGGGCTTTAGGTCTTTTAAAAGACAGTAAGCAAACATTACTTAATCTTCATGATTATTTGGAGAAATATAATGGCGCTTAATCGAGCTTTACAGAAATATTATGAGGATTCTTTCACGATGATGGCTACCCAAGGGTGGGCTGACTTGATGGAAGACCTCAACAAGTTAAAAGATAGTCTCAATAATTTATCACAGGTCACGGACACACAAGAACTCTTCTTCCGTAAAGGCCAGTTAGACATATTGGACTTGATTTTAAAGCGCAAAGATACGTGTGAACAAGTATACGAGGAGTTAGAGAATGAAGATTCTGAATGACTTTAAGTGTAGGAACGATCACGTTACCGAAGCGTTGAGGGACGACAGTGTAGATGCGATTGTGTGCCCACAATGCGGCATGAATGCTGTCAAGGTACTCGCTGCACCTAGAAGTAATCTAGAGGGGTTCTCAGGAGCCTTCCCAGATGCCTACGACAGGTGGAGCAAGGTACGAGCTGAAAAGCTCAAACAAGAGCAGAAACGGAACGTCCTCTAAGGACACAACTCTGAATCTATTTTAAATTTTTAAGCAGCGCAAGCTGTGTTAATCCTTAGAACTCTACGGAGCAAGGAAAGGTTAGGTATGGCATTAATTGAAAATGAAGAACTGCATCACGAAAGCGAAATCGATGCGGAGGACTTTAAGACCGATCAGGTTACTCAACAGACTGAGCAAAATAACTCACAGGTAGCTCCTGAGATTCCCGAGAAATACAAGGGTAAGAATCTAGAAGATATTGTGCGTATGCACCAAGAAGCTGAAAAGCTCATTGGCAGGCAGGCTCAAGAAGTTGGTGAAGTACGCCGTTTAGCAGATGAGCTATTGAAGCAAAAACTCTCTCAGACACAGACAAATGCACCCACCAAAGAAGAAACTGAGATTGACTTCTTTGAAGACCCCAAGTTAGCAGTTCAGAAAGCTGTTGCTAGTCATCCTGATGTATTAGCAGCTAAGCAAGCCACTCAACAGTTCAAGCAGATGCAGACACAATCAATGCTCAATAAGAAGCATCCTGATTTTGCTGAGATTGTTCGTGATGGTGAGTTTATTGAATGGGTAAAAGGTTCTCCCTTGCGTCTTAATATGTACGCAATGGCTGATGCCGGATACGACTTCACCGCAGCCGATGAATTACTGACTACTTTCAAACAGATTCGTACATCTAAAACAGCTCAAACTACCGAAGCAGGAAACACTGTTCGAAAACAGAACCTGAAGGCTGCTTCTGTTGACGTTGGCGGAACTGGTGAATCCTCAAAGAAGGTATATCGCCGTGCCGACCTTATCCGGCTACGTATGACTGACCCGAATCGTTATGAAGCCTTGCAAACTGAAATCATGGCTGCATACGCTGAAGGCAGAGTTAAATAATTATTCACAACATTAAATATTAATTCTAAGGAGAATTTAAAATGGCTTTAGGTACAAATAACGTGACAGTGACAACCGCAGCAACCTTCATTCCTGAAGTTTGGTCTGATGAGATTATCGCTGCTTACAAGAAGAGCTTGGT